ATTTATACCAAAATCATATCTGGCTTAATACTGAAAAGTTTGACTTTAATATTAAAACAGTAGAAGGTCAAGGTTATCTTGAGATTACCGACAAGGTACAGGTTGAGCCACCAGAAGAACCAGTAGTTGAATAACCTAACGGAGTAAAAAGAAAGGATCGGTGCAATAGTTGTTGCTATTGTTAATACTATTGATCCGAGTAAAATTTAGAGGAAAAAATCCATACTTATTAATATGAAGGTAATTGCAATATACCCAGGAAGATTTCAGCCATTCGGTCCACACCATAAAAAGACAATGGAGTGGTTACAAAATCAATTCGGCCGTTCTAATACGTTTATAACCACGTCGAATAAAGTAAATAGTAAATCTCCTCTAAATTTTGATGAGAAGAAATCGATAATAGCTAAATCTGGTATTCCGAGATCACAAATTGTTCAAGTTAAAAGTCCGTATCGATCGGAGGAGTTATTAAAAACATTTAATGCGGATAATACCGCGGTAGTTATGATTTATGGTGAGAAGGATGCAAACAGAATCAGTTTCACTAAAAAGGATGGTTCACCTGGGTATTTTCAAGATTACGAATCAAATAAAAACAATTTACAGCCATTTAGTAAGCATGCGTATATAATAACAGCACCTCATATAAGCATTAATATTCCTGGATTCGGCGAAATGTCAGGTACAAAACTAAGGCAGTTTATTCCATCTGCAACGCCCGAGGAATTCGACCGAGTATTTGGTTGGTATGATATTGGGTTGCATGATATGTTATCACAGAAGTTTAGTCAAACAAACGAGTCATTATCTGAAAAAAAGGGGCATATTCTTAACGTATTTGATTTTGATGATACATTAGCAAAAACCGATGCATCTATTAAAGTAATTCATAGCAATGGTTCTACACAAACGTTAACACCTGCAGAATATGCAAAATATGTTCCAAAAAAGGGCGATAAATTTGATTTTGCTGAATTTGGTAAAATAATAAAAAGTGCATCGCCGATAAAAGATAATATTAAAAAATTAATGCGATCTTTGAAAACTCATGTAGGTAGAACAACAATATTAACTGCACGTGCATTGGGGTATCCGGTAAAACATTATCTAAAAGACAAATTTGGTTTAGATGTATATGTTGTGCCATTAGCATCTGGCGACCCTAAAAAGAAAGCTGATTGGATTAAATCGCAAATAAAGCGTGGTATTAAAATAGTTAATTTTTATGACGATTCTATAAAAAATATCAAAGCTGTTTCTAAATTACAGCAGGAATTTCCTGAAGTTATTATAAATTCAAAACTTGTTAATGAATTAAATGAGGTATCTGTATCAACGGGAAATTCTTCAGTGGATGATGGTCCTCGGTTTATGTATGGTGATGTAAAATCATATAAAAATTCAATGAAAGATCCAGCAAAGATGCATCCTGACTGGGAAATTATTGATTGGATTATTAATAATATAGAAGAATTGCCTATATATGATACCGATTGGCCTGACGGACCAGTTCCGGGCGTGTCATTTTTTCCTGCCGGTGTAGGGAATGCTGGTACTGATTATTTTTTGGACACACAAAATTCAATTGCATTTAGTAATTGGAAATCACACGTTGCAAATGGCATTGGATCTAATAATAAAGTAGTCAACTATCTTGATGCAGATTTATCGTTAAATAACAAAGTGGTTCGTGAACATATTCATGAAAACATATCACGATCAGAACTGAAAAATATAGAACGGTTTGCTGACGAATTATTTGCTGAATTGGGCATTGATATTGTATTTACTCGTCATTTTTATGAAAGACTGAATCATCCTAGAAATAAAACGCCTATTACTTCAGACGAATTGAAAGATATATTTAATGATGTATTTAAAAAATATGGCGAAAAATTAGATGATAATATTAATGTCGATGCAATTATTAAAAGTTTATCAACCAAAATTAATCTACCTTTCATAATGCAATGGGACGACAATAATAAAGAATTTGATCTTGTGGCAAAAACCATAATGAGAAAGAATAATTTTCTGACAAATGATAAACCGTTCGTAGTAGAGACTATCAAAAAAGTGGGAGATAAATGGGTTGTATATCCTAAAAAAGGGGGAAAGCGATTAGGTACTCATTCAACTAAAGAAAAAGCGTTAGCTCAATTAAGAGCGATTGAAATCAATAAAAATGAAGAGATCCAACAAGGATTCATGAAACAAGGATTGATTATGGAAGGCGGCGCTTTTGGACATATGAGTCATCCAATCGACAATCCATCATTTACATTTAATGATTTGATTACTTTAGTAGACCGGTCATTGAAAGGTGAACTGGATATTGAAGGCCCGGTACAAGAAAAGTTAGATGGACAAAACTTAATGGTTACGTATAAAGATGGAAAATTGGGTGCTGCACGAAATAAATCAACAATTCTAAATCCAATGTCGCTTCAAGATGTAGCAAGTAAATTTGCAGGTCGTGGGAATATTACAACAGCATTTGTGGAGGCAATGCGCGATTTACAAACTGCATTAAAAAATATACCAGAAGATACGCTAAACACGTTATTTAAAAACGGTCAGCGTTTTCTTAATATGGAAATATTATTTCCTGGTACTCGAAATGTTATTGATTACGGGCAAGCTGCGTATTTAGTTTTGCTTGGAATGGTAGAATTTGATGAAAATGCCAAACCAGTAAAAAATATGCCACAAATAGCAAATCAACTTCAAAAAGTAATAGAAAAAATAAATGCAAGTCAGCAAGATACATTTTCTATTATTGCACCCAAAGTTTTAAAATTGGCTGCAACTGATGATTTTGATAAAAAGTCATCTGAGTTTAAAAGCCGTCTTAGCAAAATAGCAAACAGCGCAGGATTAAGTACAAATGCAACTATTGGTGATTATACAGATTCTATGATTGGTCGAGTAATTGATTCGAAATTCAATGTATCAGATGAACTGAGAGATGCTCTAATAGCTCGATGGTCTAGGGGAGACAAATCAGTTAGATTAACAAGATCAGTTTTTGGGGATGAATTTGAAAAGATACGTGAATTCGATCGCAATGAACTGAAATCGCTTTATAAAAAAATAAAGGCACCGTTAGAATCTGTAATGTTGGAATTAGGACTTGAAGTATTATCTAATATCAATGACTTTCTAACAGCAGCACCTAATGAAACTATTGTGCAGATTAAAAAGCGAATACAATCACTGATTAAAAAAGCCAAGGGTAGCAAAGATCCAGCCGTATTGGATGCAGTTACAGCACATTTAACTAAATTGCAAAATTTGGGTGGTTTTAAAAATATCGTACCGGCGGAAGGAATTGTATTCAATTACAAAGGCAATTTAATGAAGTTTACAGGCACTTTTCAACCTATCAATCAGTTATTAGGAATTTTCCGGTTCAAGAGATAAGTAAATTTGATTTTATTTTATATTTATTATTAAAAAGGAACAAAATGGATAAAAGCAACATCTATAAAGGAATTAGTAAGCACCTCGAGTCTACTCTAAAAAAAACACAGTTAGCGGAACAAAGAATCAATCAAAGCACAATGCAAGAAGCCGAAAAACCAAATTACGATGATTCTGTTAGTGATTTTAAAAAGAGTAAAGTTGAGCGATTTTTCAAAAGATTAAATAAATCGTCGATTAAAAAATTGATGGATTTTAAAACCGATCAAGAAAAAGCAGAAGCAATAGCAAAATTCGCGGAATTTGTAGGTGTACCAAGATCAAAATTATCTTCAGTAGTTTCTCAACTCCGTGATTTAACACAAAATAAATAAATGGCAAAGTTACAAAATATAAAAGCTATTCGACAGATGTTGGATGGCACACATTTCACACAAACTCGACAGACTGTTGGTTTTTCTGATGCTGAAGCAACAAAGGAGCGCAATAAAAAACGAGAAGTGGGAGAAAAATGGCCAGAATTAGATGCAGAAGGCAATGTTATTGCAATTTGGGAACAGAAGCAAGGTTATCGAATTAAATCTTCGCCGAATGCGGAAGAACTAAGAGCGGCTCGTGAATACATCCAACAATATCCAAATTGTTTAGATGATTGCCGAACAAAGGAATATGATAAATTAGATAAGCGGTTTCGTGCTAAATTTGGAAGATGTGCAGATTGCCAATTTCGTTTGGAAACAAAAATGAAATTCGAAGGTACATTTAAAGATTATGAACGCAAGCAAATGTTAGCTAATGCAACTGCATTTTTTGAGCAAGCAGATAAAGAGATCGAAATTGTAGTTGATCATATGTCAGGCAAGCACGGATACGTTAATCAGGATGGTAGTGCTGAAACTTGGGAAGGAGATGCAGCATCTGCTGAGAAGTTGCGTGAAGAGTATTATGCATATAAAAAAGTTGCGTTGGATACATTAAAAAATTATAAGTGATATGGCAATAAAAATCGAAACAGAATCAAAAAAAAGTGGCATTTGGAACATTGTAATATTAGTGTTAATTGCAATAAGCCTTGTTGTATTTGTAACCTATAATATATTGGATACAACATACGATTTCAAAAAATTAAAAAAAGAAATTAATGGTGTAATTGATTCGACCTCAATAATCAGTGCACATATTGAGTTAATAGAATCTGATAAAATCATTACATTGCAGGAGATCGAAGACTTGAAAAAGGAATTGATTACGTTAGAATATGAAATGCGAAATAGTGCAAATACAAATTCGATAGAATTGGAACGTGCATTGGAAATATTAAAAGGGCAATAAAATGCGAATATTTTTGGAATTCTGGTTATTTTTTTGTATATTAGTATTAACTTCTAATATGCAACTATTAGGTCAGGAGACATCTGATTCAATAAAAGTACCTAAGAGCCTTCTTATTGAATCTGCCAAAAAACTAAAAAACTATCAAATGTTAGATAGTGTACAGACTCTGCAGATAACGAGTTTGAAAACACAGATTACAAAATTTGAACAATTATCAGTGCAGAATAATCAAATTCTTGCATTAAAAGATCAAGAAATATTAATGTATAGATCATTATCTGAGCGATTCCTAAAAATACCAGCCTTGGATGAAAAGTGGTATCAATCAAAAACATTTAATTTCATCTCTGGAGTAGTGGTTGGCGCTATTGTGATATATTCCGGTGCATACATAGTATCAACAATTAGATAAATACAATGAAATATGCCGGCAAAAAAGAGCATTCGAGAATTAGTTAAATTAGAACTGTCAAAGTGTACAAATGACTATGCGTATGCAATAAAAAAATATTTCAAAATTCAGCACGCTCTTAAAGGCAAGATTTTATTTGAATTATTTCCATTCCAAGAAAAGACTCTTGCCGAGCTCATTAAACACAGATTTAATATTATACTGAAATCCCGACAAATGGGTATTTCTACATTATGTGCAGCATATGCATTAATTAATATGCGGTTTCGTAGTGATTACAAGGTATTAGTAATAGCAACAACTCAAGATGTCGCTAAAAATTTAGTTCATAAAGTTAAATTAATGCATCGAAATTTACCGTCTTGGTTACAAGAAAGGGTGATTGATGATAATAAATTGGAGTTTACATTAGGGAATGGATCAAGTATTAAAGCAGTATCGTCATCACCAACAGCTGGTAGATCTGAAGCGTTATCATTGTTAATAATTGACGAAGCCGCATTTGTTGATAATATTGAAAAAATATGGGCATCTGCACAGATGACTCTAGCAACGGGTGGTGATGCTATTGTATTATCTACTCCAAATGGCGTTGATAATTTGTTTCATAAATTGTGGACTGACGCAGAAATGGGCACAGCAGCAGATGGCTTAGATCCGTTCAATCCAATTAAATTGCATTGGTCACTACATCCAGAAAGAGATCAAGCATGGCGCGATCAACAAACATTGCATTTGGGTGCAAAACTTGCAGCTCAAGAATGCGATTGCCTATGGGGTCAAAGTAGAGTGAGAATTTTAGATAGCGATACCGGGGAAGAAAAATTAGTAACTTTAGAAGAGTTATATGAATTAATTACTTAGGTTTAAGTCATGAGTGAGATATATATATTAAAGGCATTCATGAAAAGCACACTGAAAGAGCAATGGGATGATGTACGTCGTCGAATGAAAGAATGTACTCCATATGATAGGGAGACAACTAGAACGCTGTTGATGGATGGCGATAGGTATCTTCGATATTTAGGCAAAGCAAGAAATCGTACTGCAATTGCTGAGGATTTAAAATTATATGTGTCAATAATGACTCATACACAAGATTTGGAAACGGTGTTTAAAGCACAGAAAAGTTACAAAGGCCATTATAATTTTTCTAATAGAATAAAATTCATAGTAGATTGTAATTATGATATTGAAGAATTAAGATGTGAATGTGGCAGAAAATATAATTGGACTAAGTATTGTAGAAAATGCCCAAATCCAAAGAAAAGAGCGATGCTGGGTAAAACTCATTCAGCAGAGACTAAGAAAAAGCAGAGATTGAGCACTCTAAAGTATCTAGAATCTTGCAAAGGTCAATTAGCTCCAAGGTATAATAAAGATGCTATACCTATTATAGAAGAATATGGCAATAAGTATGGATATAAATTTATGCACGCTGAAAATGGTGGGGAATACTTTGTAAAAGAATTAGGATATTTTTTAGATGCATATGACCCAATTAATAATGTGGCATTAGAAATTGACGAGCGCCATCATTATAATCGCGGCGGAACATTGAAGGAGCGGGACATTGTGCGACAACAAGAGATACAAGAAGTATTAGACTGTGAATTCGTGAGGATAAAATATACACGATGATTGAATTTAAATCAAATATCAGATACAAAGTACAGACTCCAGATGGGTTCCAATCATTTTCAGGTATGCGCAAAACTACAAAATCTGAAGTAGTAGAGCTGGAGCTGTCAAATTCTAAAAAAATTCAAGCATCGTTAGATCATAAATTCATTATCAATTCAGCGGAATGTTATGCTAAAGATATAAAAGTCGGGGACAAGTTAACACCAACCATATCAGCAACATCTGTGGAGATTAAAACTGGTGATTTTATTTTATATGATCTTACAGATGTAGGATTGGATCATTTATATATTGCAGACGACATCATATCGCACAATTGCGACTTTCTAACATCAGGTCATTCAGTAATAGATGGTGAAATAATAAAATGGTATGAAGACAATGTTGCAAAGGAACCATTAGAAAGGCGTGGTGTTGACGGAGATTATTGGATATGGGAATATACAGATTATACAAAACCATATATTGTTTCTGTTGATGTGGCACGTGGTGATGGTAGTGACGATTCATGCATTCAAGTATTTGATGTTGAAGGAATGACGCAAGTTGCTGAGTATATAGGTAAGGTATCACCTAGGGATTTAGGGAAAATGGCCGTTGCAATAGCCACAGAATATAATACAGCAATGCTCGTAATTGAGAATAAAAATATAGGATGGGATACAGTACAAGAAGCAATCGATATGGGATATAGCAATATTTATTACAGTTATCGATCTGATGTATATGTTGACCCGGTAAAGCATATATCAAAAGGATATGATCTAAAGTCAAAAAAAGACAAAGTTCCTGGTTTCACAACCAACACAGCTAATCGACCCATGATTATTTCAAAGTTGGAGAGGTATTTTGCTGAAAAATCACTAACAGTATATTCTAAAAGATTGTTATCACAATTATATGTATTTGTGTGGTTAAATGGTAAAGCACAAGCAAGAGCAGGCAGAAAAGATGATGCAGTTATGGCATTAGGTATTGGGTTGTTTGTTAGGGACACTGCGTTAAAATTACAAAGCATTGGGATAGATATGACAAAAAAGGCATTACAGCATACACATAAAAAAGTCTATACAACTAATCATCGAAGTGCTAATGATCCGTGGACAATGTCCGATGGGAAAGGTAATACGATATCAACAAAATGGTTGTTGTAAATAAAAATAAAAGAAAATTATGTCGCAGATTAGAAAAACAATAAATCGATTATTTAACCAAAAGGTTATTGTAAAATATCTACCTTCTGGAAAAATAACAACGATTGATTATGATCGATTGCAGTCAATTGGAAATACGATCAATTCAAGATACAAATCAATTCATACCCCTAAAAGGGAATTTGGGTATGGATATGGAGGATATCAAAATGATATAGATAAGCTTGATGCTGAACGAAATCGTGTATATATGGAGTATGACCAAATGGACAGTGATGCCATATTATCTGCAGCACTTGATATATATGCAGATGAATGTACTGTGAAAAACGAACATGGCCAAGTTTTGGCAATCCATAGTGATAACGATTCTGTAAAGCGATTATTGCATAACCTGTATTATGATATCATTAATATCGAGTTTAATTTGTGGCATTGGATTAGGTCATTGTGTAAGTATGGTGATTTTTTCCTCTATCTAAATACACGATCTGCATTAGGAATTGTTGATGTTGTTCCAATACATCCGAGTTTATTAAAACGTGATGATTTTACAGGAGACAATGAAAACGAAACTGTATACAGATATTCAGGTAAATCTTCATATTCTTCATATATGAAAGATGAGGATGAGTTCAAATATCATGAAATTGCGCATTTTAGGGTATTAACAGATACTAATTTTATACCGTATGGAAAATCATTGCTGGAAGGTGCCCGAAAAATTTGGAAGCAATTAACAATGATGGAAGATGCAATGTTAATTCATCGTATTATGAGAGCTCCGGAAAGAAGGGTATTCAAAATAGATGTCGGAAACCTTCCTGCAGAGTCAATCGATGGATATATTGAAGAGATTGCTAATTCTATGAAAAAGATACCGTATATGGATACTGAAACGGGTGATTATAATCTGCGTTTCAATTTAATGAATATGCTTGAAGATTTTTATCTACCAACCAGGGGTGGTGACAGCGGCACAGAAATCGAGACGTTACAGGGGCTGGGCAACGAAGGTAGTTTAAATGACATTGAATATTTGCAAAAAAAGCAAATGGCTAATTTAAAAATTCCTTCAGCGTATTTAGGATATGATCAAGGTGTTGATGGTAAAGGTACACTTGCAGCAGAAGATATTAAATTTGCTCGGTTTATAGAAAGAATTCAGAAGATTGTAGTATCTGAGTTGGAAAAAATAGGGCATATACATTTGCGAATGCAAGGATTATCTGCAGCAGATGTTTCTGAATTCTCCTTGAGTTTAACTACGCCATCTATAATATATGAAAGGCAAAAAGTTGACCTGCTTAATGAAAAGATGGGATTAATTGAAAAGATGCGTGAGTTAAAATTCTTTTCAAAAAAATGGATATATGAGCAAATATTTAATATGACTCCGGAAGAATGGCAAGAACAACAAGAATTAATTCTGGGTGATATAAAACGAGATTTTAGAGAAGAACAAATTGCTAAGGAAGGTAATGATCCAGCAATATCTGGTAAAAGTTATGGAACACCACATGACATCGTGTCGATGCAATTAGCATCAAATCTGACAAAACAAGATCCTGTAGATATCAAATCACTATTCAAAAACGACGGCCGCGAGAATAATCCAGGTAGGCCTAAAAAATACGGTTCATTTGAACGTGATCGAGATCCAATATATGGAAGAGATCCATCTGGTCGAAAGGAATTTGAAACAAAACTTCAAGCATCATACGATCTTGAGAAAGTTATAAATTCAATTAATAATAAAGTTGTAAATCTCCGGGAAGAAAATCAAGAAGCGACTTTAGACATTTTAGACGAAAATCAATTAGTGCAGGACGATTGAGTTAATTTATCACTACTTATATAAGTATAGGATATAATTGTAACTTATTGAATTATTTAAGCGTATGAACAAAAAAGTAAAACATAATAAACTTAAGAATACCGGTATACTTTTCGAGTTATTATCAAAACAAGTAGCAACCGATATTCTTTCCAATAAAAAGAATGCTTCTTTAGATTTAATAAAAAAGTATTTCAAAGCAGGATCAGTATTACAAGAAGAATTAAGTTACTATCATATGTTGCTTAATAAAACAAATCAAAAACCAAGCACTGCAAATAAATTATTGGATATTATTTTAGAAAGGCAGTCAAAGATAAATACAAATGAGCTAAAAAGAGAAAAATACAAGTTGATATCCGAGATTAAGAAACACTATGATATTGACAGTTTCTTTGATTCAAGAATTTCCAATTACAAATTATTAGCGTCTATTTATAAATTATTTGAATATTCCGGAAAAGACACCGTAGTATCACATTTAAATAGTTGCGATACAGTTCTTGAGCATCTAACAGCGGAAAAAAATAATATTGTAGAAACAAAACAAGATCCCGAATTATCACCAGTTGTATTTAAATTAATTGTTGAGCGATTTAATAAAAAATATAAAACATTAAATCAAAAACAAAAAACATTGATAAATCGTTTTATTAATGAGAATGTGTCTACTTCCGAATTTCAACAATTCATTTATTCTGAAGTTGATTATATTCGAAATACGCTGACTTCGTTAACAGAGCAAACATATGATGTTCCACTCAAAATAAAATTAACTGAAGTTGTTAATTTGTTGAATCGTATCGTTACATCAAAGAGAATTAAAGATGAACATATATCATCTATGCTGAAATATTATGAATTGATTGGAAATTTGCAGAGGAATTACAAATGAACTTGATAGATATTATTTCAGAAGATTTACGTAAATGGTTCGGCAAAGGTGGCAAAGGTTCATCAACAGGAGGTGGTTGGGATAGATACAACTCAAAGGGCGAGAAGGTAGGAAAATGTGGTGATGCAAAGGAGGGCGATCCATATTCAGCGTGTCTTTCAAAAGAGAAGGCATCTAAATTAGGAAAAAAGGGAATTGCGTCATTTGTAAACAGAAAACGCGCAGCACAGAAAAAAGGCGGCGATTCTAAAAAAGGCGGCGAACAGAAAAAAGGCCAGAAACCTATATATGTTAAAACTGGAGCATGATGTTAACAGAAAAAAATAAACCAACAGATCCTGAAAAATGGGCATATTACAAATCACAAGCAAAGAAAAAGTTTGATGTTTATCCATCTGCATATGCAAACGCATGGGCAGCCAAAAAATACAAAGCTGCAGGTGGGGGTTGGAGAAAGGATGAAGAAATAGAGGATGTTGAAGAACAAAATACAACAGCAGGAGCTGGAGGTGAATATCAAACACCAAACGCATTTGCAGGATCTAAATCAAAATGGAAAAAGAGAGTACCAAAAGGATATTCAGAACCGTCATTGTACTATGAACACATTCTTGAAAATCTACACGACATATTAAATGAAGTATCATATAATGATTTTAAAAATGATTCAAGCGCAACAACTCGACAAAAAATCAATAAAAGTATTAAAGAAATTTCAAATCAATTATATGAAATGGAACGTTCATTAAATAGAGTGATGAAGCTTAAGACTGAAGTCGGTGCAGACCAAACGGTATTTTTTAAATCGACTATCCAAAAATTTGGAAAAATTGGTGAGCGTCTATTGCGTATTGGCAATAAAATAAGAGAATTTAGTAAATAAAAAAAATAGAATAAACTATGAACAAGCAAGAATTATTTGAAAACATGAGTGAGTTATGGAACAATTTCCAAGAATGTCACAATGGAACAACAAAAAAATCACAGCAACAAGCTAGAAAGGCAATTGGTGAATTGAAAAAGTTGGTAACAGATTACCGAAAGTGTAGCGTTCAAGAAGAAAAANCAGGAAAATAGAATGAATACATTAACAGAAAATTACAANCGATTCTTTAAAGAAAACCTTAATGAAGCACAAATTCCTAGCAACATTCGAAAATTTGCAAAGGAAAGGGGTGTTCTTAGAGATGTACAACAAATTGCTCGCTGGGCTGAAAAGGCTGGTGAAAGAATTGTAGGTGGAACTGCAATCGGTAGAGGTTATGATACTTTAGTATTGGATCTTACCTACGACGGATCAGAGATTTACTTTGATACTGATGAAGGAACAATTGAAGTTAATGGTCAACCTGTTGATAGTTGGGAATCTTTTAGTAAAGCAGTAAAAGAATCTGTTAATGAAGGTATCAAATCTACTATTCAAAAATTGTTTAAATCTGCTAAGAAAAAATTGGGAATGAAAAAGGTAGTCAGACCAAGCGATGAGATATTTCT